GAATGTAGCGTACTTTGGTTCTAGAGGCGCAGAAAAAATAACAAAAATAAATAAATAAAATGAGAGGATTAGAAGGAAACTTTCAAGCGCAACCTAGAGTTTTTGCTCATGACGCTGCAGAAATTATACCTAACAATAGTGCTGACATACCTAACACTAGTGAAAGAGGATGTTGTGTTTATGTAGGCGACATTAGTGGTGGTTCAAACATAAAAGTAACAATGGAAAGTGGTAATGAAATTACTTTTACAGGTGTTGTAGCAGGATCTTTTTTACCAATATTAGTTAAAAAAGTATTTTCTACAGGAACTACTGCTTCAGGTTTAATAGCACTTTACTAAGATGTTTATAGGTATAGGAAATATAATCCCAATAACTAAGAGACTATTAGGCGGTGGATCACCACCTGTACAAACTTTTAATATATTGGCGGAGAATAATGATCAGTTAATAACAGAAGCACCTATAGGCAATGAAGATAATATGGTGACTGAACAAGCACCTTAAATAAATAATTATGGCAAATAAGAAATTTTCACAATTTATAAGTCAAGCAATGACAAGCAACTCTAAGTTAGTAGGTCTTGATGGAACAACAAACACAATATATGACGTAACTCAATTACAGACTGGTATACTAACTGACGCTAATGTAAGTCTATTAACCGATGTAAACTTAGAAAATGATGTTACTGGTACTTTACCTGTTGTAAATGGTGGTACAGGACAAAATACTTATACTGTTGGGGATATTCTTTACGCAGACACAGCATCTACTTTAGCAAAACTTCCTGCATCAGCTACAAGTGGACACGTATTAACTTCTAATGGATCAGGTGCAGCACCTTCATATCAGGAAGTTTCTAGTAGTGTAACTAATAGTTATATGCTAACAGGAATTATAGATGGATTAGGATCTTCTTCATTTGACTTTACATATTTCGGTTCAATATTAAATGGAATTTCAGATCAAGGTTCAGGTTTTTCAGTTTTTGTAAACTCAAAATTAACACATGTAGGTTTTAAATATTTAAGTGATGACCAACTAACCCAGCAATCTACAGATTCATATGTAATTAAAGTTTATGAAAGTAATACTAACTTTGATACTCTTCCAGCAGATACTCTTTCAAGTTATACTTCTGTATTAACTGCTATTACTATAACTGGAAACGGTGCTGGTAGTACTAGTACTAATTACGGAACCTATCCTTTTGCTTCAGTTGCATTATCAACTCCTTTAACTCTAACGGCTGGGAAATTTTATGCAATAGTAGGAGAAAGAAGTGGGTCTGCTGGTGGATTATTTCCCAGACCATCTGGGACCTCCGCTCCAGGAGAAGAAGGACAAATAACACTGAGAATAACAGAGTAAAACAAATAACAATTAAATTTAATAAAATGAATAAAATAACAACTGAAGAGTTAGAAAAAATACAAAAACAACAACGTGAATTAAATAAAATAATTAACAATGTTGGAGTTTTAGAAACTCAAAAACACGGACTATTGCATGAGCTTGCAGTAATAAATAAAGAAGTAGAAGATTTTAAACTAGAATTAGAAAAGACTTACGGATCTGTTAATATTAACCTAGAAGATGGGTCATATGAGGCTATAGAAAAAGAAGAAAAAAATGTCTAATATAAGAAAAATTAGCATTGGTTCTGATTATAAAAATGATGCGATGCATTACTCAATAGGTCAAGAAGTTTATGGAGGTCATAATATATGCAATATACTATACGATGATAATGATTTATCGTATAACATATATATTGAGAAAAATCAAGAAGTATTGCCTTGGAAAAAATTTAATAAAAATATGGCAGTATCTATTGAGTATGACTTAAAGTACTAATGAAAAGTTTATACCAGTTTATTGTAAAACCTCTAAATGACAGATACAATAATATAAAAAAAATAGGAGATCGTTCTCTTATAATTAATACCACTATAGAAAACCACCGATTTGTGAGCAAAGAGGCAGTTGTTGTTTCGGTGCCAGCTGCTTATAGCTCACCAATAAAAGTCGGTGATAAAGTAATTGTTCATCACAATTTGTTTCGTAGATGGTATGACCAAAAAGGTAGAGAAAGAAACAGCTCTACTTTTTTTAAAGACAATTTATATTTTTGTACACCCCATCAAATATATATGTATGAAGGTAAATCACATTTGGATTATTGTTTTATAAAACCTATATTAAATAAAGATCATCTAAGATACCGTAAAGAACAACCTAATGTTGGTATAGTTAAATATAGCAATAGTTTCTTAGAAGCTCTTAAAATAACACCTGGAACGTTTGTTACATTTACACCAGACTCAGAGTTTGAGTTTATAATTAATAATGAACGTTTGTATTGTATGAAATCTAATGATATAGCTTTAATAAATGAGTACGAAGGAAACGAGAAAGAATATAATCCAAGCTGGGCGTAAAGCAGTTGATGAATTAATTAAAGTAGCTGAAGAACAAATTATAACTGATAGCGCTGATGATTTAGCAGCTGATCGTTTAAAAAATGCAGCAGCTACTAAAAAGCTTTGCATTATGGATGCATTTGAAATATTACAACGTATTGAAGAAGAAGAGAACATTTTAAAAGGTATAGACAAACCTAAAGAAGTAAAATCATTTAAAGGTTTTGCAGAAGGGAGAAGTAAGTGAGTTATCAGCAAACTCTTTGGAAAGAAATTAAAGACGTTGTTAATCCTAAAATACTAGCTAAAAACAATAGATTTAAAAAATGGCAATATGGTTATAATGAAGATTATGACTTTGTAGTAATTAGCAAAACAGGTAAAATTGGACAGATCATTGAAATACAAAATCTCAGGATTGCTTTACCAACAATCGATGAACCGTTTAAACGAAGCAAAAATAAAGCGGAACAATATTGGGAAAAATTTGACTACCCAAAAGAGTTACAAAGAATTAAAACAAGATTTGACTGGGAAGAACAGTCTTTAGATTTTAAAGAGAAATGGTATGATTACATTGATCAAGAATTTAAACGTAGAGAAGAAGGTTTTTATTTCTTCAATTGTGGCAGTCCTGTATATATTACTGGTACTCATTACATGTACTTGCAGTGGTCAAAAATTGACGTTGGAGCACCCGATTATAGAGAAGCAAATAGATTCTTCTTTATATTCTGGGAAGCGTGCAAAGCAGATGACAGGTGCTACGGGATGTGCTACCTCAAAAACAGACGAAGTGGATTCAGCTTTATGTCAAGCGCGGAGCTTGTTAATCAAGCTACAATATCTTCCGACTCTAGATTCGGTATACTTTCCAAAACTGGTGCAGATGCCAAAAAAATGTTTACAGATAAAGTTGTGCCCATATCCGTTAACTACCCGTTTTTCTTTAAACCCATTCAAGACGGTATGGACAGGCCAAAGACTGAACTGGCTTATAGAGTTCCGGCCTCGAAGCTTACTCGTAGAAAGCTGCAGGACAATATCAAAGAGCTTGAGCTCGAAGGACTTGATACAACAATAGACTGGAAAAATACAGGAGATAACTCTTACGATGGTGAAAAGCTAAAATTATTAGCTCATGATGAAAGTGGAAAATGGGAACGTCCTGATAATATATTAAACAACTGGCGAGTTACAAAAACTACATTAAGATTAGGTTCTAGGATTGTAGGTAAATGTATGATGGGCTCAACATCTAATTCATTAGACAAAGGTGGAGACAACTTCAAAAAGCTTTATTACAATAGCGACGTTACTAAAAGAAATAGAAATGGACAGACATCTTCTGGACTCTATAGCTTGTTCATACCTATGGAGTGGAACTACGAAGGATTCATGGATACTTTCGGATCACCTGTCTTTATTAGAGGAAGAGATAATGTTAAAGGAATCGACGGTCATGAAATTACAACAGGAGTTATTGAACACTGGGAAAATGAAGTCGATGGCTTAAAAGATGATCAAGATAGCTTAAACGAATACTATAGGCAATTTCCAAGAACTGAAGATCACGCATTTAGAGATGAAACTAAAAATAGTTTATTTAATCTAACTAAAATATATGAGCAAATAGATTATAATAATGATGTAAATAATTTAGCTAATGTTTCTAAAGGTAATTTTATTTGGACACAAGGAATAAAAGACACTAAAGTTATGTTTGTCCCAAACAACAATGGAAGATTTAATATATCATGGATACCGCCTAATAATTTACAAAATAATATAGTATTAAAAAATGGACTTAAATACCCAGGTAACGAACATATTGGAGCTTTCGGTTGTGACTCTTATGATATTAGTGGTACTGTTGATGGCCGCGGTAGTAAAGGAGCTTTACATGGATTAACTAAGTTCTCTATGGAAAAT